GTGTATGCGAAGTACGTCTCAAAACCAGCGGACGAATTTGAGAGCGTTTAACCCCAGATCGCAGTCAGGCACACGATCCCCCACCCCTTGTCGGCCCACTTAAGCAAGGCCTTAGCCTTAACTTAAATGCACGCAGGCCTGTTTAAGTGCTGATCAGTTTCAGCGATTTCGCCCGATTGAAAGGTGTTTCTGCGCCAGCGGTGACGATTGCGGCAAAAAACCGAATCAAAGATGCGATCGTCGAAAACGGCGGCAAGCGCATGCTCGACCGTGACAAAGCGCTGGATCTTTGGGACCGCAACACCAAGCGCAACGGATCAGAAAAGCTGTCACCCGAGGCAAGGGCCCGCGCCCGCCGACCACTGAAGTCTGACAACGGATCGCCGGCTGGCGAGATACTCAAGCCCACCCCTGACCAGCTCAAGACGCTGATCATGGGATTGCCTGAGGATCAGATCCCAGGACTCGATGTCAGCCGAGAGCGCAAAGAGCACTACCTGGCCGAGGTCGCACGCATGGATGCGCTGGCCAAGCGCGGCGAGCTGGTGCCAAATGATGGCGTGACGAAAGAGGCCAGCCGCTTGGGCCGCCAGGTCCGCGACCTGCTGCTGATCATCCCTGGCCGCAATGCGGCAAGCCTGGCGACGATGCAGGACGCCGAGGCGATCAAAGCTCTGCTGGAGGCCGAGATTCACACGGCGCTGCGAGGGCTGGCAAATGACTGACGGTGCCGCGCTCTACCGCCAGGCGTTCATCGAGGCGCTGCAGCCGCCGCTCGACCTGACCGTCAGCGAGTGGGCGGATCAGAACCGGATCCTGACCCGCCGCAGCAGCTCTGAGCCTGGCGGCTGGCGCACTGACCGGGCGCCGTATCTGCGCGAGCCGATGGATCTGCTCAGCCCGAAGGAGAAGCGCATCAAGCGGGTGGTGCTGATCTTCGGCAGCCAGACCGGCAAGACGGAGGTGGGCCTGAACTGGCTAGGCCGCACGATCGCGCTGGACCCGTCGCCGTTCCTGGCGATGTTCCCGACCGAGAGCTTTGCCAAGCGGCAGATCCGCCAGCGCCTCACGCCGCTATTCACCGACTCCCCGGCGGTGGCGGCCAAGTCGATCAGCACAAAGTCCAGGGACGCGGCGAACGCGATGTTCCTAAAGGAGTTTCAGGGCGACATGCTGGTGAGCATCATCGGCGGCAACAGCGGCAGCGCTGCGCAGGGCATGCCGGCGCAGAACGTGTGGGCCGATGAGGTGTCATCCCTGCCGCTGGAGATGGATGACAAGGGCGACCCGCTGGAGAATGCCGAGGCCCGCCAGACCAACTTCCCCGACCGCAAGGCGCTGGTCACCTCCACCCCCGGCAGCCGCGGCGCCTGCAGGATCACCAGCGAGTTCGAGGTGCGCAGCGACCGCCGCCGCTACGGCGCCCTGATGCCCTGCTGCGGCGGCCATGCCGTGATCGAGTGGCCGCACATGGTATGGGATAAGCGCGACGGCGAGGTGTGGTGCCAATGCCCGCTATGCAATGAACGGGTGGCGCAGCACCACAAGACCGCCATGCTGGCCGGCGGGATCTGGACACCTACGGCCAAGGGCGACGGCGAGACGGCGGGCTTTCACCTGCCGGGCTGGTATGCGCCGTATGGCTGGCTGAGCTGGGAGAAGATCCGCGATGAGTTCCTGCGCGCCAAGGCGGACCCGCTGCTGCTCAAGGGCTGGGTCAACAAGCGGGCCGCTGAGGCATGGGAGGATGAGAGCCTGGCGAAGGTGAGCGCCGATGGCTTGATGGCCCGCGTCGGCGGCTACGGCCACGGCACTTGCCCGGATGGCGTACTTGCGGTGCTGATGGCCGTGGACGTGCAGGACACCTGGCTGGAGGTGTCTGTGTGGGGCTACGGCCGCGGCAAGCCTGAGCAGGCCTGGCGGATCTGGCACCAGAAGATCGAGGGCGATCCGGGGCAGGATCACGTCTGGGATCAGGTGACGACGATCCGCGAGATCGAATGGCCGCACGCAAACGGCGGCAAACTGAAGGCGATCCACTGCGCGGTTGACACCGGCGGCCACTACACCAGTGAGGGGTATGACTACTGCCGCCGGTACGCCAAAGAGGGTGTGGTGGCTATCAAGGGCAGCAGCCAAAAGAACGCGCCGCCGCTCGGCAAAGGCTCAAAGCAGGACGTGACCTTCAGGGGCAAGACCGTGAAGGGTGGCGTCACGCTCTACATGATCGGCACGCACGCAATCAAGCGGACCATCTACAGCCGCCTCAAGATTGAAGAGCCCGGCGACGGCTACATCAACTTCGACGACGCCACCACGGAAGACTACCTGCAGGGCCTCACCTGTGAGCGGCTGCAACCGCGCTACGTGAAAGGGTTTCAAGTCTTGGAATGGGTTAAGCCCAGCGGCGCCCGCAACGAACCGCTTGACCTGAAGGTGTACTGCCTAGCGATGCTGGAGCTGCTCAAGCGCCGCTACAACCGTCAAACCATGTGGGACCAGCTGGCGGCACAACTGGCGGCCTCCGTAGCCTCTAAGGGAGAGCCCGCGCCGCGCCGGGCACGATCATTCAAGGTGATATGACCCAGCCGGCCGAGCTCTACCAATCTGACGCGGTCTCCTGGATTGAGCTGCGCGTTCACCCTGACGCCACTGCCGTTCGCGTGTGGTTTCGCGCTGCAGCAGCTGGCGCCGGTATCGAGGCAGTGGCCACCGACACTGACGACGGCTGGAAGGTGGAGCTGAGCGCCGCCACGACGGCCACCATGGCAGCTGGCAGCTGGGAGCTGCAGATTGTCAGCACCGTCAACGGCGCACCGCTCACCACTGGTCGCGGCAGCCTGACCGTCCGCAAGAGCCTGGCCTTCAGTGGCACCCCTGGGGCATTTGATGATCGCAGCCAGGCGCAGAAAGACCTAGAGGCGGTTGAAGAGGCGATCCGCGCCCTGGCCACGGGTGCGGTTGAGTATCAGATCGGCTCTTTAGGTTCCGGCGGCAGGAAAGTTCGCCGGGTGGACCTGCCAGATCTAATCATGTGGCGCGACCGCCTCAAGGCCGAGGTCGCCCGTGAAAAACGCGCCGAGATGATCGCGCAGGGCCTCGGCGATCCGCGCCGGCTTTATGTGCGCTTCACGGGGGTGAGCTGATGGGTGTTCGATCCTGGCTGCAGCGGCAGATCCTGACCACCCGGCACGGCCGACAGCAGGGCCAGCGGATGTTTGAGGGCGCCCGGCGTAACCGGCTGCTCCACGACTTGGTGGCACCTACCACCTCCGCCGATGCCGAGCTGCGCGTCAGCCTGGCGGTGCTGCGCGACCGCTGCCATCAGCTGGTCAGGGACAACCCCTATGCCCGCCAGGCCAAGCGGACCACTCAGATCAACGTGGTGGGGCCGCGTGGGATCCAGATGCAGGGGCAGGTGATGCGCCCTAACGGCACGGAAAAGGACGTGCGCCGCAACCGGCTGCTGGAGGAAGCATGGCGCCGCTGGTGCCGGCCAGACACTTGCGACGTGGCGGGCCGGCTGTCGTTCCACGGCTTCGAGATGATGGTGGCCGGCAGCCTGCCGGAGTCGGGCGAATGCCTGATCAGGATCGTGCGGCAGCCGATGGGGCAGGGCCGCACCCCGCTGGCGCTGGAGCTGATCGAGGCGCACCAGCTAGATGAGGACAAATCAGGCGTGAGCGACCGCGCTGGCCACGAATGGCGGCTGGGTGTCGAGATCAACCAGTGGGGCCGCCCGACCCGGTATGCAATTTTGACCCGCCACCCTGGCGATGTGGAGCTCGGCCTGAACCGCCGCGGCGTGGAGCGGAAGCACGTCCTAGTGCCGGCGGCGGACATGATCCATGTGTTCCTGCCGGAGCGGATCGGGCAGAACCGGGGCGTGCCGTGGTTGGCGTCGGTGATCACGACGGTGCATGGCCTGTCGGAATACGAAAAGGCGCATCTGACCAGGAAGCGCGTCCAGGCAGCATCGCTGGGATGGATCCGCACCCCAGACGGTGAGCTGCAGGGTGATGAGGTCAAAAACGGCCAGCAACTGTTCAACACTGAGCCCGGTAGCTGGAACATCCTCGACCCTGGCCAGGAACCGGTGCCGCCGAACTTCGGGCCGGATGATGGCCAATACCAAGCTGTGGTCAAGAATCTCACCCGGCGGTTTGCGGCTGGGTTCGGATGCAGCTACGCCACGATCAGCAAGGATTTTTCGGACACCAACTACAGCAGCATGCGCACCAGCGTGCTGGAGGATCGCGACCACTGGCGGGTGGTGCAGAGCGCGATCATTGAGGTGTTCCACCAGCGCGTATTTGAAGAGTGGCTACGCGCTGCGATGCTGGCGGGTGAATTGCCGTCGCCTGCATTCTCCGATTATTGGACTCGCCCAGAAAGGTATAACGCTCCACGCTGGCAGGCTAGATCATGGGACTGGGTGGACCCAGTTAAGGATGTTTCCGCCATGGAAAAAGCCAAGGCGATGCTACTGAAATCTCACAGCGAGCTGATAACTGAATACAGCGGCGAGCAGTTTGAGCAGGTGATGGCGCAAATCGCCATGGAGAACGAGCTGAAAGAATCACTGGGCCTGATGCCCACCGTCGAGCAACCGCCTGAGCCCGTGGTGGAGCCGCCTGAGCCGGAAGAGGATGACGACGAAGACGAAGACGCCGCAGATGATGTAGAATAGGTGTGCCCCGGCGCTGTGTCACCAGCCCGAGGCTTGACCAACCTGAGGACACAGGCCGATGGCATCAGTATCGCAGACTGGGCGGCAAAAGGCCAAGCCGTTCACTGTTCAAGACCAAATCACGGCAGAAGTGGCCGCCGCGTGTGGCGTTGGCATTCGGGAGATCGGCAGGATAGTCGGATGGACTCACACCCGAGTCAGGACCCACCTGTTGCCGACGGTTGCCGAGAAAAAGCGTGTTGCTCAACGTGCCTATTATGCGCAAAATGCGGACGCTTGTCGCCAATTCGCCCGTCGCTACTATCGATTAAACATTGAATATCGGCGCAAGCAAGATCGGTTATACTACGCTAGAAACGCCGAGAAGTGTCGGCAATATAAGCGTCAAAAACGGCTGGAAAACCCCACTGAAAACCGCGAAAGATGCCGTCGTTACTACGAAGCCAATCGCGACAGGATGCGTGAATGTTGCCGCCGGTATCGAGAGGTAAACCCAGAAAAGCATCGTGAATACTGCCGCCAGTGGCGCAAAGTCAACCTTGATAAAGAACGTCAAGCCAGCCGCCGCCGTTCTGCGTGGAAGCGCGCAGCAAGGAGACGGGCACTGCATCCTGTCACGCAGCAGCAAATCGACGCCCGCTTCGCGCTGTGGAGCAACCGCTGTGCATTCTGCGGAGTGGATGCCGGGCATGAACGCAACCGCAGGTACGAACGGCTGACCGTTGAGCACGTGCTGGCCCTGACCAAGGGCGGACTCGATGAGGCGAGCAACATCATCCCGGCCTGCTCCACGTGCAACACCAGCAAGAAAGCCTCGCCGGTTGAGGCTTGGTACCGCCGCCAACCGTGGTTCACGGATCAACGCTGGCGGAAGATTAAACGCCATTGCCCTGCCGCCGTGGTGGGTCAACTTCCGTTGGCGCTGGCGGCGTAGGTAGTCCATAGCCTGACGCCAGCGACTGTCTGGCCTTGGATTCCACCCTAGATCTCACGAAGCTGCGCGGCCCCCAGCGGCGAGAGCTGCCCGGCGGCATGCAGCTGGAAGAGAAAACCGACGAAACGCTCACATTCTCGTTTTCTAGCGAGGCGCCCGTAGAGCGATTCTTCGGCCGCGAGATCCTGGTGCATGAGCAAGGCGCCATGGACCTGTCGCGATTGAACGACGGCGCGCCATGGCTCTGGGGGCATGACCCCAACAAGGTCTTGGGCGTTGT